CGTCAGCTTGAATTTTGCAGAAACGGTAATTTTTTGCCTGTTTTTAAACAGTGCAATCTTCGCAAGACGCTGTGCGGTCGCGCTACTTTGGGTGAAGGGTAAAGTAAAATCCAAATAAGACCGATCGCCGCCGTCTTCGGTCTCGAATGTGCTGCTTGTGATAGGCGGATAGTCTGTCGCCTGATAGCTGCTTTCCGGGCTGATGAATTGACCTTTAACCGCGTTGTAAGCGTCGCGCCGAGTGATAGCTGTGTTAATCTGCAACGGTCCCGCCAGATCATCCTCGTCTAGCGTTACAGTCGGCGTGACATAAGCGCCAGCTTTTAACGACCATTTGCCGTTGCTGTAATACAGGGTCCCTGCCAATGAGGTCAGCATTTGTTCAAGATTGCTTTTCGGCGTGTTCGCAGTATCAACAACGCCGTTGAAAGTGTATCGCTTCTCTGTGCCGCCACCTGCCAGCGCCACGTCTTCATCACAAATATTGGCGGCAGCTATAAAAGAGGTGTCGTTGACCTCAGAAGTCGATGCACCTAGGCCATATTCCGCATCAGTCAAATAATCACGGATGACTAGCGCCGGGTTGTTGCTGTATCCGGTGCTGCTAGTGCGCGGATCGTAAATCTTGCGACCCTTGATCAATGCAGTAATTTCGGGCGCACCTTGCGGAAAATCGTCAGCGTCAACCTTGACCAGCCTAGCGGCCAAATGTGCGATATCAGTCAAAACGCCGGACGATGGGAAACCGCCTACGTCCAGAATGAAGGGATGCCCTCCATTTGTAAACGTCATCACAGAACCGTTTGAAACGCCCAAAGGATCAGGGCCGGTAATCCCACCGCCGCCTATGCCTTTGCTAACATCTGTGAGGGAATTATTGAGGGTGATTTCTTCGCCGTTGAAAAAGACCTTGCTGATTTCTTCTATTGGCCCAACGCTCAGAAGTATGCCGATCGCTAATTGATCTTCATCGTCATTTGTGCCGATGAAATAATAAGGGCCACCAACGCGGGTTTCCCCATAAACGATTTTGCGAGTGGCATTCGATTGTCTGCTGGTTACGGTGTGAGATTGCGCAAAGCTTCCGCCAATGTTGGGGATAGACGGTTTCGGAGCAAGCGCCTGTAGTGCGAAATTGATGACCGCAGATTTGATAAATGTGCTGAATACGAATGCAGCGGTGATCGTCTGCGTTGTAAACGCGACGGTGGCGGCTGTTGAAACTGCTGCTGCTACTACTGCCGGTGGCATCGGTTACACCTTCCAAGCACGCTTCACCGCATCACGCGGCAAAAAAACCAAACCATCCTTACCCATTGCGGCGACTTTATCGCCTACAATTAATGATAAAGCATCACCTTCCGGTGTGTCTATCAGCCCGACATCGCCTCGACCTGCTTGATCTACATCAATCTCGGGCAAACGGTCGGCAACACTGTCAGCCAAACTGCCGCGCCCTAATCTCATCAATGCCCTCATCGATCCCTTCGCCGTCTCATAATTGCCTAAATAATCTTCAAAGCGAGATTTGCCGCAGATCGCTTTTTCGGCGTATAGACAAAACAAAGCGCAATCGCTGCGCCCCCAAACAAAACCCTTTGTGCGCCATTCTTCTATGTGCTTGTCCAGCCGATCCGGCCAATCCGCTAGGCGCTCCATTCGAATGTTTCTTCCTGCAACGAATTGATAAAATCTAAACCGGTATCATTCGCATCAATGAGCTTTTGATCTTCGGCTGTAAATCTACGGACCCTCGGACGCTCAAGATCGATCAGGCGGCTTTCAGCAGTGAGCGAAATCGTGCAAGTGTCACCACCCTCTTGTAGTGTCATCACGTCCATCCGACCGCTGAATGCTTCGTAGGCCGCGACGGTCCCGGTGGCGATCGTGCCTGCATATACTTTACAGTTACGGTTCTGATAGTTTTCTGTCAGTGCCAGCGACAACAATGAAGACGGCACCCCGGACAAAACCATATTCAAACCCTTCGCCGAAATCTCGCCGCTTTCTTCAATCGCCGAGATTGACATCAGATCGCCGCTGCCGGTGTATGTTTCACCGTCTACAGTCAAATCACCGTACCCGTTCCACAGTCTTGTCGTGCCGCTGTCGAATGCTAATTCCACCGCAACAAATGCAGTGAGAGACGCATCCGAAAAACCGGACGGTACGCCTGTCCTGCTCATAACGCTTCAACCGCTGAAAAGGTAATTGCATAAAACCCATTATTTGCGATCGTCCAGCTTGCATCATTTGACGCTAGCCGGAAAAGACCTTTGGCACCGCTTACCACCACAGTTGCATCATCAGCAGGACTAGATCGGAGATCAGGCCACAAATTCAATGTCGCCTCACCGCTCGCGTTGCTGTCAACATCTTCCAAAACCTTGTACAAGCGCGAAGTTGTGCCGGTGCCTAGCTGAATATAGTCGCCAGCTTTCAGGTATCCTGATGCAGAAGCCGGAAGACCATCAATATTCAGATCGCTACCGGTCTGTGATGCGCCGTTTACAACCGGTGTCCCGGGCGTGCTGCTGGCTGATCCGCGCGGTGTTGCAGCATTAGGGTCGCCGACTAGGAATGTGCCGAATTGACCGCGCAAGCGGAGCAAAAAACTATTCCAATATTCAGCATCAGATCGCTTTACCGGTGGTATGTCGATTGTTGCCGACCATCTTGCCCCTGCGTGACGAACGACCTGCTGTGAAAGAGTGAAAGGGCTTTCTGTGATCGAAACGGTGTCGCTGGCGATAAGCTGCACCTGCGCGATCCCGGTCTGTGTAGGGAATGTCAGCGGATAACTCTCAGCCATTTTATTACCCCCCGAATGCCGTGGCGAAACTGCCACCGCGTCTGCGCGTATCTAAAACGGCCGCTTTAGTTGCGTTTTGGATTTGTGGCAGCATGTTCAGAACCTCGGCGCGCACTGTGTCGCTGACGCCGGTCGTCAGATTGATCGTTTGATTGACTGTTACCGCGCCACCGCCTAGCTGACCGTTCGGCACGATAGTACCGCTGCGACCCGGGACCATAAGCTCGGGGCCGCGTTCGCCGACAAGATAAGGACGACCGGCTGTTACCGGGCCACCCATTGCGCGGGGTTGTGCGCTCAAACCGAGCGATTGCGCTAACGGGATCGTGATCGCCTGCCTGATTTGCATCCGCATAATATCGCGCAGGATCGACCGGGCCATATCTTTGAACGCATCTTTGACCGTGCGGGTCTGCATACCAACATCGATCAGCGCATCCTCGAATGCGTTGAGACCGTTCTTTTTCACGTCATCTAGCTTGATGCGGACGAAATCAAAACCGTCTGTGATCTTCTTCGCCGCTTCACCGCCCGCGTCGCCGACATTATCAAGCGCCGCCTTATGGCGCTCGGCGGCAAATGTTGCTTCCTGAATTTTGATCTCAATGTTTTCAAATACTCCGATTAGGCCAAGATCGACAGTATCGATGCGCTCAATCGAAGCGATGAAATCGTTGCCAATCGCCTCGCCAATCTCGCGCGTGAAATCAAGAACATCATTCAGCTTGCGGATGGTCAGATCGACAAAGGATTGAATTGCCTTTGCGGCATCGCGGAAAATGCGAACAATCGTTAGCGCTAGGTCGCGTCCAAATTGCTCGACGCCGCCAGCCTCTTTGATTGCTTCCAAAACATTGAAGCGGATTGCGTCGGCTAGTTCTTCAAACGCCGGGGCAAGCGCACCGACGACGCTATCGCGAACACCCCGGGCCAGCGAAGCCAACCGCAGGAACGCATCATTCGCCCGCTCGACGCCAGCCACAGTCACAGACGACAGCGCAATGCCGAGATCATCCACTTCGGCCAGCGTCGCCTGTAAGGCGTCCCTGCCGCCTTCTAGCGTATTAACGAACGCGACCCCTTCGCTATCGAACAGCTTAAACGCAAGACGGACCCGATCGCCGCTGTCTTCGACCTGATCAAAGGCGCTGGCAAGCTCCAGCATCTGCTTTTCAAGTGGCAGCTTCGCAAGCTCTTTCGCATTCAGCCCTAATTCGATCAGGGCGTTCTTTGCTTCGCCTGTATCAACCGCCGCCTCGGACAGACGCCGGGTGAAACGCTGAATTGCCATATCGGTCGTGCGTGTTGATACGCCCGCTAGCTCTGCGGCAAATCGGAGCTTTTGCAATTCTTGCGTCGTAACGCCTAGCTTGCTGGCAGTTTTGCCTAGCGCATCAATGCTGTCGAGGGACGACTTGACCAGCAGACCCAGCCCAGCGGCTCCCACAGCGCCAACAATCGCCGTTTGAAAGCTGAATAACGCCTTGCGCACCTTGCCGAGTGATACCGCGATCCCTCGGAACGCTGCCCGGGTCCGATCGATGGCTGTGATCTGAATTTTAAGATTTTGATTTGCCATCTTCCAGAACCTTAAAATATGCAAACCACTCGTTGATCTCGGAAAGCGTCAATTCCTCAATCTCGGCTTGCGTCTTGTTTAAACGATCCGCCAACGCCATCACATTATAGCGCAACGGATCGCTTTTTAGTTTTTTTCCGCTACCTCGACGCCCTCAACATCGGCAAACATTTCGGCAGCGATCGATGAAATGACCGGGAGCGGCTCATCCATCAAATGCGTCTTGTCGGCAAGTGTAAACAGCCGGTTGTCATCTGCATCGCCCGCTTTGAGGATGATCAGATCGACCATCCCATCGATCGTCATATCATTCAGAAAGTTTTTGTGCTTCTTCTGAATTTTGTTCAGATCGCCCGCAGTGATCGGATAGACGTGTATGAGCAAGGGCGAACCATCCTCACCCCACTCAGGGACGCTGATGACCCGCGCTTGCTTCTGCCGCCTCTCGGCGATCCTTTTGCCTAGCGACATCAGGTTACGGTGCCTTCGGTCAGCCCGCCGGTGATCTGCATTCCGAAGGTGGCTTCGACCATACCATCGGCTGCGACGCTAATGTCGCGGCTGGTGATCAGTGCGGTGCCGGACAGCTTGTGATCGCCGCTGGTGTTGCCTTCCATCTGCAAGTTGACGGTCACAGACGACCCTACAGTGAACGAACCCTGCCCGCTGCTGTCAGTGTCGTCGAAATAGCATTCGACGGTCGCGGTGGCATCGGTAAAGCTGGCGACGTAGCTTTTGGCGCTGTCACCCATTACGGTGTCTTCGATCACGTCAGCGGTTTCGTTGACGGTGAAGCTGCGGACCTCGGCGATCGCGTTGGAACCGCTCAACACCGTGCCTTCATTGCCTTTGAAAGTTGCCATAATTAACTCCTGTTATGCGGCAGTTTCGACATCATTTTCGGCTGTGCGATATTGCACAGTCACGGTAAAGCGACCCACGGCCACCGGCTGTTCGCCGTCACCCGCAAAATCGGCTTCAAACGCTGTAACCTGTACGTCTTTGGACAGGCCACCCAGCGTCACATCCGCCGCCAAAGCTTCTTCCACTTGAACGGCGATTGTGTCCAGCGTGTTGTCATAGTTGGCTGTCGCCGACACATATGCTTCCACGCTTACTTCCAAAACGCGATTGATCGATCGCGATATGGTCAATGTATCAAATTCGACGGCCTCAGACCGTGTAAAAATGCAAAGCCCCGGCAGCTTGCCGCTTTCGAGCGGATAGATGCGTGAGCGAAAGACGTTCGACCCTGTTGTCGTCAGCCCGGTCAGCGCCGTCACAATCGCGCTTCTAATCTGTTGCCGGACGTGCGCCATCAGTCTTTTTCCAATACGAGCGTTGTGATCCCGGTGCCGTCATCCTGTACGATCCGCACAGTATAGGCGACCGTGCTGATAACGATCGCGTCACCTTCTGCGGCGGTTGATACATCCGCAGTCCGGCAAAGAAAGCGCGGCTGCTGCAATGCAATACCGACACCCCCGCCAGCATCGACTTCGACGAAATCGTTGTCGAAAATGCCGTTGACCGTTGCCGCGTCGCCCCCGGTCGGCGTATAGGTCGCCGCCGTGCCGAAATCATCGACACCGAAGAAAATCGCCCGATCGTCTGCACTCTCGACCGCCATCTATTTCGCCTTTTTCTTCGCTCCGCGCTTCAACAGCGCCCCTGCGCTTTTGGTGGTCAATCCTACCGCGCGATCCCCTTTGACGGTCTCAGCGTCGCCCACAGGCTGCGCCTTGCCGATATTGATCAGTTGAAGCCCGATCTTTTCGGACACCTCAACGACAGAACCCGCTTCGTGCGGGACACCTTGAATAAGAACATCTCGGGTGCATTTGATCTGCATTTGAATACCTCGCAAAGAAGCCGGGGCGACCTAGGCCGCCCCAGCGTTGTTTTATGCGTTGATGTCGAGACACGCCGCGAACGACTGCGCGTGACGTACTGCAACATCGACCTCTTGAATGACGCGGATACGAACCGCACCGGACGAACCGCCGGTGTAAGGATCGATCAGGACATCCGGGGTCGAGAAGAAGCCGATCATCAGTTGCGAGAAATCGCCGTAGATCATCGCGGACAGACCGGTGCCGGTGCCTTTGGTCAGGTCAGACGGTACGTTGTTGGTAACCGCCATATTGTAACCGTACAGGCTATCCCAAGGCGCATCCAACAGCATTACGCTGTCGGTCGAAGCGACCTTCGAGGTAGACGCGAGGTGCGACTTGACCTTTGGGTTGGTCAGGTATGCGAGGGTGTTCGCATTGATCGCGGCGTTATCAACCTCGACCTCTTTGACCAGATCGGTGACCTTTGCCCAGGTCATCGCGCCACCGTTGGTGCCGATAGCGACGCTACCGATTCCGGTGGTGCCGGTGATGCCGGTCGGCTCATTGGAACCGCCGCCCTCGATCGCTACGTCTTCGATCTTCTGCGCAATGCTGTTCAGAAGGTCGTCGCGGACGATCTGCTCGACGCTCGGGTCGGATTGGATCATCAGCAGACGCGACACATCGGTAAATGCGCCGAGCGACTTCGGTGACATCGTGACCTGCGCGAACGTAGCGTTGACCTCAGACGTTGCGCCGTTCTCAGCGACAAAACCAGCGGCGACGCCGGTTGCCAGCTTCGGAATAGCTACATCGCCTTTAAGACCCGACATAAAGCGGGTGCCAAGGTCGTTCATGACCAGACGTGCGCGAAGTGCGTCAACGAACTCGTTGCCCATATGATCGGTTGGCTTCAGGAAACCACCGGCGCTGTTCGTGCCAACGGTCAGATCACGCTTGCCGGACCAGAAGCTGTCCGGTGCGTAGAAGCCACGCGCTGCGCGACCAACACGGCTAGCGATTTCGTCGTTTACTTCACGCTCAAGACCGTTCAGCCCGGAACCGTTTACGACGCCGCGAACAGCTTTCATAAAGCTATATTCGCGCTGCTCTTTGGCATTGAGCTCGACCGCACCTGCGGCTTGCTCAAGCGGCTTACCTTCGCCGATTGCTTCCAGCAGTACGCCCCGGAATTGATCGACGCTCAGACCGTCTTTGATTGCCTTGTCGGCAAGGTCGCGACGGTTATGCTTGACGGCAAGCGAAGTGATTTCGCCTACAGTCTTTTGAAATTCACGCTTTGCTGCCTCGGCTGCTTCCGCGCGGATTTCCTCGTGATTGATTTCGGTCATTGGTTCGACCTCCTTTTTAATCACAGGTTCAACAATTTCAGCGGCGCGATTGACACCGACAGACGCATCTGCCGGAACGCTCACGATGCTGGCCTCATACGGAACCCATCCCGAGATCGCAACGGTCCCATCGCGCTCGTTCTTTGGTTCCATTTCGCGGATTTGGTAGCCAATGCTGACATTGCTTCGGATACCGTCCTTAACGTCATCGTAGATTTCCCGGGCCAGCGCACCTTTTCCAAAGCGCACCACCGCGCGTAACCGCCGCTCGGCTTGATCCAGATAGGTTCTTTCAACGACGCCAATCTGCTTTGTCATATCGTGATCTAGCAACAGCGGGGCGTGACCGCTGTTCATACGGCTCAGATCAACCGCATCGTCACTATGACGCAAAACTTCCATCCCGAAGGCGCGTTCGACCGGTTCCTCAGACGACAGGGACATCCGCACCCGGCGGTCATCCTCGTCGACCATCTCCGCATCAGAAGCGCGGAAAACAAGCGTCGATCGATCTAGGCGCTCGTAGTCATCATCATCTTCTTTATCACCCGCTGTCATCTCGACCGGCGGCTGCATCTCGGATTTACCGTAGGTGATGATATAGTCATCATCGGTTTCTTCGATTTTCTTGATATGTCTATCCATCGGTAACGCCCTTTCGTCGTCGGATTGTACCTCAGATTTAAGCGGATGACCATCGGGCAGCAGGTCGGTATCGTGTTTGCCGCTGCGGAACCGACCGTTGCGGACGGCATACAAAAACGAATTGATCCGCGCAAACGCCCATTGCTCGGGGCTAGTCACAGTTGGCCGGACAGATTGGGGGTTTGTCTTATATGCCCCGATGCCCCGGCGAAAGACTGCGGTCAGCATCCGCACCGTGACCCGCTTCGACGGCGTGTCGCCGTGTTCCTCGTTATGTTCCTCGACCTTATTCGCAATGCCCTTAGCGGCGCTGGCAGTCACTTCTTCGGCGCGTTCTTCGCCGTCAATGCGATCTAGGCTTGCCGCCTTGCCCCGCGCCCACGATTGACCGGGATCACCGCCCCAAGCCGCCCAGCTTACCCGGCCCGGGGACGGATAGCCATCTTCACCGGGCCGGAAGCCCTCGGCCTCTTTATCGACCTCGTGACGGCTGAAAAAGCTGTGCATCCGGCGCACAGTCTCGGGCGATAGCTCTTGACGGTTTACAAGCTGACGTGCGCGGGCCACAGCGACATCGGTGCCGCCTTTCTCGCCTTCTGCCCGCCAATCCAGAAAC